GTATTATGATCAAGAACAAGGACACAATGGGTAACTACATTGTTGGTAAGTCCAAGTTCGTGTTCGAGCCTGTGGACTCTGATGGTAATCCTGTGGACATTGGCAAGATCGGTAACGGCACTAAGGTGACTGCTCTGGTAGGCTCCTATCGCCACAAGATGTCAGCTAAGTACGGTGCTGCCCCTAGCATCAGCAAGATCATCGTGACTGAACTGGTTGTCTACGGTGGTGACGCTGGCGATGACAGCGAAGATGACATCCTCTAAAGAGCCTAAGATTGCTCTGGTCGATGCTGACTTTCTTGTCTATCGTATTGGATTCAGTACGGAGGATGAGCCAGTTGGCATCGCCAAGGCTAGGTTAACGGAGTGGTTAGAAGATTTTATCTATGTGAATCTCAAGGCTGATGAATACAAAGCTTGGATCACAGGTAAATCTAACTACCGTTATGACATTGCCAAGACAGTCCCTTATAAAGGCAACCGTAAGGATGCAGTTAAGCCCAAGCACTACGATGCCCTGCGGGAACACCTAGTCAAGAGGCATGACGCTATTCTGACAGTTGGTGAAGAAGCTGATGATACCGTAGCCATTGAATCCACCAAGCTCTTGGATGAGTGCTGGATTGTTCATGTGGATAAGGACTTGGATCAGCTCAGGGGATGGCATTACAACCCTGTGAAGGATGAACGGTACTATGTTAGCGAATTCGAGGCTTATAAATCGTTTTGTGTTCAACTACTTACAGGGGACAGGACGGACAATATCCCCGGCTTACAGGGAATTGGCCCGAAGAAGGCTGAAAAGGCTCTTAAAGACGCGAAGACTCAGGAAGAGCTTCTGGAAGCAGTCTTTGAAAAGTATCAAGAATTGGGACATACGATTGAATATCTTACTGAACAAGGACAGCTCTTGTGGCTGAGAAGGCATGAAAGGGAACTATGGCTACCGCCAAGCAAGTTGCAATCAAGTACGGATTCCGTAGCGGACTCGAAGAAAGAGTAGCTGAACAACTGGATCAGTTAGGGATTGAATACACTTATGAGAAGGTTAAGCTTAAGTACATCAAGCCTGCTTCTCAGCATGTGTACACACCTGACTTTGTTCTAGCCAATGGTATCATTGTGGAGACTAAGGGACGCTTTCTAGCTCCTGATCGCCAGAAGCATATCTTGGTTAAGAGACATAATCCAGACTTGGACATTAGGTTTGTGTTTAGCAACTCTAATGCTCGGATCAGCAAAGCTTCTAAGACAACATACGCTATGTGGTGTCGAAAGCATGGGTATCAGTTTGCAGACAAGACTATACCTGAGGAGTGGTTGAATGAGAGTTAATGTTACGACTTATGAAAAAGTAACATACACTTTATACACTTTTTCTCAAGAAGAAAAGAGACAACTAAAACAGTTAGGCCTTTGGGACTTCCTTTTAGGACGTTTAAAGGAAAATGAGAGGATTGTAGTAGATGAGTAAAGTACGAACGGTATGGGCAACCCCTGAAGGTGAGGATCTCATTGCTTACATGGCACGGGTATCAGCACCTGAGAATCAAGGGAACAAAGAGACTGCACCTAAGCTTGTGAAGTATCTGATCAAGCATAAGCACTGGAGTCCCTTGGAGATGGTGAATGTGTGTATGGAGATTGAGACTACCCGAGACATTGCTCGGCAGATCCTCCGTCATCGTAGCTTCAGCTTCCAAGAGTTCTCTCAGCGGTATGCAGTAGCCACTGACTTTGAGTTGTCTGAGGCACGGTTGCAGGACAACAAGAATCGACAGAACAGTCTGGTGACAGATGATACTGAGATTCAGAACTGGTGGAATGCTGCTCAACTGCGGGTACAGTCGGATGCTGAACTGATGTATCAATCAGCGTTGAAGATGGGTATTGCCAAGGAGCAAGCACGTAAGCTACTGCCTGAAGGTTTGACTATGAGCAAGATGTACATGAACGGTACACTGCGTAGTTGGCTTCACTATGTGGATATTCGCTGTGATGCGTCTACGCAGAAAGAGCACCGAGAGGTGGCTTTGAAGTGTCGTGATGAACTGACTAAACTGTTCCCTAATGTTATGGAGACTATGAATGTTATTTGAAGAGTATCAAGAACAGGCTTGGAAGACAGCCCTAGAATCTGCTAAGAATCCTGCTTACATGGTGGCTAATCTGACCTCCGAAGCTGGTGAGGTAGCAGGTAAGTATGCCAAGTGGATTCGAGATGGTATCTTGGATGAGGCAGGTATGCAGAAGGAAGTTGGTGATGTGCTGTGGCAGATTGCAGGCTTGTCCACAGTGATGGGTTGGAGCTTGGCTGATCTGGCAAGTAAGAACTTACAGAAGCTTGCTGCACGACAAATGAACAATACATTGAAAGGATCTGGCGATGAACGATGATGATTACACAAGCTATGGCTTCATGTACCGTGACTGCGGCGGTAAAGTCTCTAAACACGAAGTAATAGTTGATGAGGTAACTTGGCCTGAAGTGCTGAATGACTTTGTTGACTTCTTACAGCATGTGTACGGATATAACATTAAAGACTCTATCCGTATCCGTGAGCCACGGTATGAGACATTCCCTGAAAGTTGGTCAGGTGAATATTTCTCTGAGGACGAAGACGAATGAAGATTCTGGTAATCCCTGACTGTCAAGTCAAAGAAGGGGTTCCTTTGGATCATCTGGAGTGGGCAGGGAAGGCTATCTGTGATTATCGACCCGATGTTGTAGTTAACATTGGTGACTTTGCAGATATGCCTTCTTTGTCTACCCATGATGTGAAGGGATCTAAGTACTTTGAAGGTCTTCGGTACAAGAAAGATGTAGAGGTTGTTAAGGTAGCTATGCAAAAGCTCCTGAAGCCTCTGCGTGACTTGCAGAAGACTCAGAAGGAAACCAAACACAAGGTTTACAAACCTAAGATGATCCTGACTCTGGGGAACCATGAGAACCGTATCAATAGGGCTGTGAACAATAACCCTACCTTGGAAGGACTGATAAGTGTTAAAGACTTGGATTACGACAAGGATTGGGAAGTGCATGAGTTCCTTCATCCCGTTTTCATTAACGGTGTTGGTTTCAATCACTACTGGCCTGTTGGTGCTATGGGTCGTCCAGCAGGTACTGCTTCTGCTATTGTCAACAAGCTGCACATGAGTTGCATTGCAGGGCATCAGCAGGGTAAGCAGATTGCCTACGGTAAGCGAGCTGATGGTAAGCCTATCTGTGCTATCATTGCAGGTAGTTATTATCTGCACGATGAGGACTATATGGATCAACTGAGTAATCGTCACTGGCGAGGCTTGTTGATGTTAAATGATGTTAAGGATGGTGGCTTCGATGAGATGCTCCTGTCCATCGAGTACTTGGAGCGTAAATATGGAAAACAAGTGTAATACATGTTTCTATGCGTTGATGGACAAAGACCTAGAAGCTCCTTGTGCCGGATGTACAGGGTATTCTAATTACGTTAAAGGAGATGTGTATATGACCAAACCATACACGGCAAAGCCTCTTAAAGAAGCTATTGATGATTGGTTCTCAAACACTAACGGAGTGGAAACTGAAGACTTCTGGGTGTCCTACAAAGGGATTACCCATGATCCAGTGGAGAAGCCTAAGCACTATATGTTGTTTGATGCTGATTACGTTAACGCTACTGCCTACTTGAAAGAAGGCATTGAAGTTCGGGATGTCATTGAGAGGCTGGTAGGTAAACTACCTAAAAATGCTAAACCTATGTACATTGCCGACTATGTACAGATGATGCAATACCTGATGCGATTCATGGACAAGAATGGTGTCGAGGACTTGAAGAAAGCTCGATGGTATCTGGATAAGCTGATTGATAGCTATGAATCTGACTTTTGAAGAGCTGAAAGAGAAGCTTCAAAGAGTCGATGAAGTCACGCTGTTGGAGTTGTTAGACATCCACAGCGATGACATCATTGAACGCTTTGAGGATTACATTGAAGATAAACAAGAACAACTTATGAGAGAGATTTACTGATGAGAAACCTTCTAACTAAGAAGACAGCGTACACCTTCGACTATCCAGAGGCTTTGGCCTTTGCCGATAAACAGAATGGTGTATTTTGGACATTTGACGAGATTGATCTGGAAAAAGATGTACACTCAATTCTTACCGACTTTACTCCTGCTGAACGTCATGGTGTTACTACTGCACTCAAGCTGTTCACGAAATACGAACGGATTGTTGGCGATGAGTATTGGTCTGGTACTGTTAAACCTAATTTTCAGCATCCTGACATTGGCCTGATGGCTGATGCCTTCTGTTACTTTGAAAGCAACGTACATGCACGATTTTATAACCGAATTAATGAACTTCTGGGCTTGGCTACTGAAGAGTTCCATCAATCTTGGCAGTATGATCCTGTATTGGCTAGCCGTGTCGGGTACTTGGATGCTATTGCTGGTAGCCGTGATATTCCCCTTTCCTTGGCTGTCTTCTCCATGATGGAAGGCTGTATCCTTTACTCTAGCTTTGCTTTCCTGAAGCACTTCCAGAGTAACGGTAAGAACAAGCTGAGTAACCTTGTGGCAGGTATTAACTTCTCCGTGCGAGATGAGAATATCCACCACGAAGCAGGTGCTTGGTTGTTCCGTACATACATGGAAGAGAACAAGCTGGATAAGGAATGGATGAAGGATCGAGTTGTACAAGCTGCTAAGGCTTTGGTTGACCATGAGCACCGTATTGTTGACCTGTTGTTCTCCCAAGGAGACATTGAAGGTATCAATGCACCTGCCATGAAAGCCTTCGTCAATGCACGAGCTAACGTATGCTTGAATAACTTAGGCTTTGACAGTATCTTTGATGAAACTGGTGATACAATCTCTGAGTGGTTCTACTTGGGCATCAGCTCCAGTACAATCCATGACTTCTTCGCCAAGGTTGGTAATCAATATAATCGTAAATGGAACGAGAAAGGCTTTGTATGGTGAGTACACCTGTATTGGATAACAAATATGAGTTCTTGAGTGCGGAGCGCAAGCGTCTGCAAAAGGAAGGACTACTGCCTAACTGGTATCAGACAGGTGGTTGGGGACTGTTCAAGTCCAAGTACATGGAAGGTTCCACAAG